GCATTATTATTGGGAGTAAAAAAAAGTGTGTCAAGTCTTTACACTCTTTTTGCGGGGGCAGAAAAAAGCCCGCAAATTTGCACCGAAAAACCTAACCACATCGCGGCGTAGAGCAGTGGTAGCTCGGGAGGTTCATTCCCTCCAGGTCGCAGGTTCGAGTCCTGTCGCCGCAACAACCCAGAGTAGAAAAATGACGCTGACGGCACAGGCTGGCAGTCCACGCAAAAGAGTGCTTAAACGGGTTTAGCACCAGGGCTGCCGCCTACCGTCTTTTTAAGACCTACGCAATGAAATGGCAAAAGAAATGATTATCAGCACCAGCCGCCTGAACAGTTACGGCAGCCGTGTGATTACAGCGGGCATCGACATTTCGCAGTACTCAAAAAATCCCGTGCTGCTGTGGATGCACCGTAGGAGTTTTAGCAATGGCACCCCGCTGCCTATCGGCAGGGTGGAAAACTTGCATTTTGACGGGGACGCGCTGAAAGGCACGCCCGTGTTTGACGTGAACGACCCATTCGCCAAACAGATAGCCGACAAGTGGGAGGGCGGGTTCCTGAAAATGTGCAGCGCAGGGCTGGACATCGTGGAGACCAGCGTCGCCCCCGTGCACCTGCTGCCTGGCCAGACGCGTGCCACTGTGCTGCGCTCCAAACTTACCGAGGTCAGCATTGTGGACATCGGCAGCAATGACGACGCTTTGCAGCTGTCAAACAGCGGCCAGCTACTGACGCTGGCGGCGGGTGAGGCGTGCGAGGCTCTGCCCCTGCTGGAGCTGTCCAAGACCGACGGGCAGGACGACACAACAGACGACAAAGGAAAGGCCAAGGGCGGCAAGCCTGCGGCAAGTATTAACAATAACAATAATAAACGCATGAAGAAAGAAACCTTACAGTTGCTCGGTCTGGCCGAAGACGCGACCGAGGAGCAGGTGCACAGTGCTGTGCAGCTGCTCAAACAGAGTGCCGACAAGGCGCAGAGCATGGAGCTGGCCGCTATCACTGCGGCGGTTGACCAGGCAGTCAAGGACAAACGTATCACGGAAGCCAAGCGCGACCACTTTATCCAGCTGGGTAAAAATGTAGGCGTGCAGCAGCTTAATGAAACGCTGGAGTGCATGTCGCCCGCCAGCAAGCCGCTGGACATGATTAACCAGCAGCCTGGCAGCAACGGTGCGCCCGCTGGTGCGGAGCATCAGACCTTTGCCAAACTGTCCGAGGTGCCCGCCGACAAAATCGAGAGCCTGAAAAAGGAGCAGCCCCAGGAGTATGCCCGCCTGTATAAGGCAGAGTATGGCATCGACCTGCCCCGCTAACCGTAGTTAAACAACCATTTAACAAGTTATAAACAATGAAAGCAATTACAAAAATTTTCAGCTGTCTGCTTATGATGCTGGTAGGCATCGGAGTAAACAGCGCAATGGGAGCCACAATTTCCTGTGCCGTAGGCGGCACCCCTGTGGTGGGTGCACTTGCAGCCAACGGCGTGGCTTTGCTGGCAGGCGGCTTTATGCCTGCAAACGCCCTCCATGCAGGTGTACTTACTGAAATCTGGACAGGCGAAATGATTAAGGCGTTCCGCACCGCGCCCGAGTCTCTGGGCTGGTACGACCGCATCCGCTCTTATGACCAGTATGTGGAAAATGACGTTATCCACTTTACCGAAATCGGCGGCGACCCTAAAGTGCTGGTAAATAACACCACCTACCCGCTGAACATCACCGCGCTGGAAGACGCGGACAAGCCTGTGAGCCTGGACAAATTCGACACCGAGGCCACCCCTGTAACAGACGACGAGCTCCACGCTGTCAGCTATGACAAAATGGCCAGCGTGCAGGAACGCCACCGCGAAGCTCTTAAAGAGAAAGTGCGCGAGAAAGCCATACACGCCATCGCCCCAGACAAGGCCGAAGCAGGTAAGACCATAGTCCTGCGCACCACAGGAGAGAAAGACGCTACCACCCGGCGCAAGCGCATGGTGCCTGCTGACCTCATCGCATTAAAGGCCGCATTTGACAATATGGGCACACCTGCAAAAGACCGTATTTTGGTACTTTGCAGCGACCATGCCAACGACCTGCTCCTCACCGACCAGAAATTCCGTGAACAGTACAACATCAACCAGACAGAGGGTAAGATTGCCCGCCTTTACGGTTTTGACATCTACGAGTACAACGGCACACCGTTCTACACCAGCGCAGGCAATAAAAAAGCTTTTGGCACTACGGCAGCCGCTACCGACCGCCAGGCATCTGTGGCTTTCTATTGCCCTGGTATGATGAAAGCGAACGGCAGTGTGAAAATGTATTACAGCGAAGCAGAGAAAGACCCGCTTTACCACCGCAATTTGGTGAACTTCCGCAAGTGGGGTATCTGTCTGCCGCTTAAAGCCGACAAGACCCGCGCGGCAATCGTCAGCACGGTAGAAACTGCCTAAAGATGAAACAGAAACTTAAATACCTGGTTCTCCACTGCACTGCCACCCCCGAGGGGCGCGACGTGTCGGCGGCTGAAATACGCCGCTGGCACACGTCGCCCGTCTCTGCGGGCGGCAGGGGCTGGAAGCAGGTAGGCTATACAGACCTGGTGCACCTTAATGGCAGCGTGGAGCGTCTGGGCGCCAACAACGAGGACGCATGGGTTGACCCCTGGGAAATCACCAACGGCGCGAAAGGCTATAACAGCGTAAGCAGGCACATAGTCTATGCAGGTGGCTGCGCAGCAGACGGAAAGACCCCCAAGGACACCCGCACCGCAGCCCAGAAGGCAGCCCTGGAAAAGTATGTTAAAGACTTCCACACCGCGCACCCGAAAGTAAAAATTATCGGCCATAATCAGGTAGCCGCAAAAGCCTGCCCGTCTTTCGACGTGTCAGCCTGGCTGCGTGAAATCGGCATAAATCAGTAATAACCAATTAACCCCCTGAATGAGCAGCATAACGACAATTATACTCGCAATTATCGGCAGCAGCACCATAAGCGCGTCCCTGGGCGCGTGGTTAGGCTCCATATTGACCCGCGACAAGTACAAGGCTGAAATCGACGCACTGCGCGCCGAGGTGGCCGCCAAAATGTCAGCTGTGGAAAATTCGGAGCTGGACAACGTACGCAAAGCCAATCAAATGCTTGTGGAGACTGTCGTTGAGCCGCTCCAAAAGGAAATAACAAGCCTACGCCGCAATGTTGATAAATTCCGCAAAGCTATTGAAAAAATCCCTGGCTGTCCTCATGCTAACGAGTGCCCTGTATCTCGTCAGCTGTGGGACGACGAAGGTAACGACGACAACCGCCAGGGCGCAGTATGACCGCGCCGCTGAAAGCGTCGCCGACAGCATCGGAGCTGAAACAACCGCGACGCAGACACGAATAAAGGCGCAGGTCGATAGTCTGTTGCAGGCTGCCTTACAGCAGACATTTGACCAAGAGAGTGAGGCCAGCGTTGAACAGACCCTGCACCTTTTACTATTCGATACGACACAGCCAGCCGACACGGCCACAGGGCTGCCGCCTGTCAAAGCAGCTTTAACGCAGACCACAGCGACCAAGCGAAAGGACACGACCAGAAGCACGGCGCAGGCCGACATTAAAGCGGAGCTGACCAAGGAACAGACCGACAGCACGCAGACTGTTACCGACCGCACGGCACACGTGCAGACGGAACAGCAGACGACCGAGGCCGCCAGGACCGACACCACGGACAACGTAAAGACCCAGCGCAGCAGCTGGAAAGCCTGGGCGGTCATTATCCTGGCACTACTGCTTGCAGCAGCGGGCTGCGTCTTTTGTCTGCGTAGATATTACAAACATTAAAAACAAAGAAAATGAACTCTTTAGAAATCAAAAGACAGAACGGCAACGTCCCCAAAAGTCTGCCAGGCCAAGACCATGTGTCAGGCATGATTTTCTACGTAAACGAAGCCGACATCCCCGAAGACTTCAAAGCCGAAGCCGTGCAGGCCGTCAGCACCATAGACGCAGCCGAAGCGTTGGGTATCACGTCAGACGCAACGTCCTGGGCTGCCCGTGTCATGCACTACCAGCTGTCCGAGGTGTTCCGCATTAACAACGGCATAACGCTGTATGTGGGTATTTTCACGAAGCCCGCCGCGCACACCTTTGCAGAGCTGGCCACCGTGCAGAACTACGCCGACGGCGCAATCCGTCAGTTCGGCATTTGGGACAGGCTTACAGAGCTGACAAAGGAGAACGTCACCCTGCTGCAATCGCAGGCCGACGCTTTAGACCTCAATAACGCCCCTGTATCGGTGGGCTACGCACCGAGCCTCAAAGGGGGCTACCAGGCACTCCCTACCGACATAGCAGGAGCCGCCCCGCGTGTGTCCGTTATCATCGCCCAGCCAGGCGGTACCAACGACACGGGCGCGCTGCTTTTCGCGGAGGCTACCAACAAGACGACCAAGAACGCCGTCAGCTGCATAGGCGTGTGGCTGGGGCATGTGTCTGCGGCGGCAGTTCACGAAAGCATTTCATGGGTTAAGAAATTCCCGTCTGGCATTTCCCTGCCCGCCTTTAGTGACGGCACCCTGGTGCGTTCAGTGGACAAGGCATGGCTGGAGAAATTGGACACAGCGCGCTATTTGTTCCTGACCCCCATTGTGGGCGTGTCGGGCAGCTATTGGAACGACAGCCATAACATGGACGCGGCCATTAGCGACTACAACGCCATAGAGCTGGTGCGCACCATGGACAAGGCGTGCCGTGGCATACGCACTTACTTGACCCCAGAGCTGGGCGGTAACGTGTATATAGACGCAAACACGGGCAAGCTCCAGAGCTACACCGTGGCTTATCTGGAGACCGTGGCCAACAAAGCCCTCGAGGACATGGAGAAAGCAGGCGAGCTTTCAGGCTATGAGGCTAAAATCGACCCTGAGCAGGACGTTTTGAGCACCAGCACCGTAGAGGTGGTAATCAAGAACGTGCCCGTGGGTGTTATCCGCAAAATGAAAGTAAAAATCGGTTACGTAAAATCACTGTAATATGGTAGGAAACAACGGCGTGCCATTCATCAATGGCAAATTATATGATTGGGCAGACATCGTGCTCGTCATAGCAGGTGTGCCCGTTACAGGCATTACGGGCATCGAATACAAGGACGATCAGGACATCGTAACAAAGTACGGCGCAGGCCGCTACCCTGTCGGCTACGCGAAGGGGCGCATTACTGCGACGGGCAAAATTACACTGTACCAGGAAGAGGTCGAGGCAATCCAGCGGCAGAGCCTTACGGGCAGGCTTCAAGACATCGCGCCTTTTGACATCATCGTCAACTATCTGCCCGACACGGGCATCGTATCAACCGACAAGCTGCGCAATGTCATTTTCAAGAACAACGGGCGCGGCTGGAAAGAGGGCGACACAGGCCAGGAGGTGGAAATCGACCTCGTAATGTCGCATATCGAGTGGAACAAATAAGCGCGGGTGGTGGGCGGCCATAGTGCCGACCCACCGCCAACGTAAAGCAGTTTTAAGACACATTAAAAACCCATTAAAGACCCATTAAAATGAATACAGACACCAAGGCTGCACAGGCAGAAAAGCACACCTACGACGGAGGTGTAACACAGGAAACCATTAACAAGTGGAAAGCCCAGCACAGAAAGGTTACGCGCATCGACGTAGAGGACGACGGCGACCTGCATGTGGGCTATTTCAAACGTCCGAGCATGGAGACCATGGCGGCGGTCAATAAGCTGGCAAAATCAGACGAAATGCGAAGCGCGCAGACGCTCTTCGACGGTTGCTGGTTGGGCGGCAGTGAAGACCTGCGCCATGACGCTGTGCTCTTTACTGCATGTATGGGGCAGCTCAATGTGGCGTTTGCCTCTGTATCTGCAAGCCTAAAAAACTTGTAGAGGCGCACCAGCTCAACGCACAGGACGACGTGGAGGACAAACCCGAGGACGGCTTTCTGAAAGCCTGCGCCCTCATCAGGTCAAACCTGCACATCGACCCGACCGCTGGGAGTGCCGAGGACTTCGCAGCATATTATGCGCAGGCCGTATGGCTGGAAAATTGGAGGCTGAAACGGCAGGCCGAAATGATAGCCGCACTTTTTACACCAAAAGACAAATAAACAAGTAACACAGCAACCATGCAGGCGTTTAATTATCAGTTTAACGTAAACGGCGACTTTACTTCCAAAATGTCGCAAATGAACGAGGCGGTCGGCGAGTTTTCCGCAAAGGTGGAGAACGCGCAGGGCTGGGTCGTGAGCATGGCGCAGAAAATGGCGGCCTTTGAGCTGGCCAGCGGCTACGTGGAACGCCTGGCGAGCACCTTTGAGGGGCTGGCAAGCAGTGGCGTAAAGCTGGACAGCCAAATGCACGACCTTTCAGCTGTGGCAGGTGTTACAGGCGACTCGCTCAAAGAAATAGAGGGCTACGCCCGCCAGAGTGCAAAAGCCTTTGGCACGGACGCGTCCGTGGCCGTGGAGGGCTACAAACTGCTGCTGTCGCAGCTGACCCCAGAGCTGGGCAAATGCCCCGAAGCTCTGCAAGCCATGGGCAACAGCATACAGATAACAAGCAAACTTATGGGCGGCGACGGCGTGGCCGCTGCGCAGGTGCTGACCACCGCCATGAACCAATACGGCGTAAGCCTGGACGACCCCATAGCAGCCAGCAAGACCATGGCCGACATGATGAACACCATGGCCGCCGCTGGTCAGGCTGGTAGTGCTGAGCTGCCCGCAATCAAGGCCGCCCTGGAGCAGTGCGGTATGGCCGCCAAGGCTGCCAACGTCAGCTTTGAAGAAACGAACGCGGCCATCCAGGTGCTGGACAAGGCGGGCAAAAAAGGCAGTGAGGGCGGTGTGGCTCTGCGCAACACCATGGCTATACTGTCGCAAGGCAGATTTTTGCCGAAAGACACCCGCGAGGAGCTGGAGGCTGCGGGCATCGACGTGCTGGCTTTAGGCGACAAGAACAAGACCCTGAAGGAACGCCTGGAAATGCTCAAGCCCGTGCTTAATGACAGCGCGCTATTTAGCAAGCTGTTCGGCATGGAGAACGCCAACGCCGCCCGCGCCCTGGTGCAGGGCACCGACCAGCTGGCAGCCTTTACCGAGCAGGTAACGGGCACCAGCAGCGCGGAGGAACAGGCGGCCATTATCATGGACAGCTACGCCGAAAAGCAGGCGCGCATAAACCAGCAAATCGAGGACGTGAAAATTAGCCTTTTCCAGGCTACGGGCGGCGCGACCATGTGGGCGGGTGCCCTGTCTTCCGTTCTGGTGCCTGTGGCGCAGCTCATGCCCCTGTTTTCAGGTCTGGGCAGTCTTATGACCTGGATAAAGGGCATACAGTGGGCGAACATGTGGGGCAACATTCGCGGCTACATGTACGCCGCCCGCATACAGGCTGCCTTAATGAACAGGGAGCTTGTGACGGGTCAGTTTGTCAGCAACGGGTTTATGATAAACATCACCCGCGCCACGCTGGCAGTGCTGCGCTTTGCCACGGTGGGCATCTTTGAGGGGCTTAAAGCCCTGGGCGCGTTCCTGCTGTCATTGGTTACGACGGGCACCGCATCGACCACTTTTGCGGGCATAGCCTCTACGGCTTTCGGCGCGTTCAAAATGGCGGCAGTTACTGCCTGCCGTGCCGTAAGCGTGGCCATTATGAACATACCCATCATCGGCTGGATAGCTGCGGCCATAGCCGCGCTGGTGGCTGTGGGTGTGTACTTCTGGAACACGTCGGCCAAGTTCCGCGCTGTCCTGAAGGGAACGTGGGCATCATTTAAGGCCATGTTTACAGGCATCGCAGAGCTGGCCAAACAGGTGTTTGGAGCCATAGGCGACCTGCTGAAAGCGTGCTTTCATCTGGACGGGGCGGGCATCAGTGCAGCCCTGAACAAGTTAAAGGCGGGCTTTTCGGACTACGGCAAGCAGATAGGCTCCGCCTTTAAGACGGCCTACGACGAGGAAATGGCCGCCAGCGCAAAGGAGCAGGAGGCCAAAAAGAAAAAGGAGCAGAAGCCGACACAGGCAGCCATACCAGGCATCCCAGAAACGCCGCAGGTGCCGACCATACAAAGCCCGACAGCTGGAGCCACCGACGTAACGGGCGGCAAGACCAGCACCAAGAGCGCGGGCAGTACGGGTGCCGACAAGATAAGAAACATAACTGTGAATATCGAGCGGCTGGTGGATAAGTTCGAGGTGCACACGGCCACTTTAACCGAAAGCGCGGAAAGGGTTAAAGAGACTGTAACCGAGGTTTTGCTTTCCGCGCTTAACGACACGCAATTAGCATAATATGTTACCGCTTAATTTCAACTTTGTAAGCGTCGCAGCCATAGGCGCAGCGCATCAGCTCAAGGGCGCGCTGTACCGCTTTAAGCCTGCCCGTACCGCCGCCCCGCCAAATTGGGACAACAACGGCGCGACCATGCAGGCCAAGGAGATAGCGGCACCCATGACCGACCCGTCTTTCTGGGCTGACCGTTACGCGCTCTGTACGCTCTATTTCCGCAAGGAGAACGGCGAACAGCTGGAGATGAACGACGCGGTCGTGTCAGTAAGCCGAAAAAAGAACATAGTAACCACCCAGCTGGTGGGCATGGACGGCACGGTAAAAGAGTATGTGAACGCAGACGACTACACCGTTAAAATCGCCGTGGGCGTGCAGGCCGTAAAGGACGGCGTATTTGTGGACGAGTACCCCACCGAGGGCATCAAGGAGCTGCGGGCGTTCTTTGACCTGAACGAGCCCATCCTGGTAAATTCTGCCTTTCTGGAGATTTTCGACATAGACAGGCTGGTAATAACCGACTTTGCAGTGGCGCAGGCCACGGAAAGCAACTACCAGCCCATTACGCTGTCGGCTCTGTCAGATACGGAATATAATGTTTACAGCACCGAGTATTAACACCTATTAAATGCCTGTTAAATGTACGTATTAAGCGCAAAAATAGAGATACAGGGCGACAAGTCGTGGCAGGTGCCTTTCGTGTCTTCGGTGGAAATCACCAGGGACACCGAGAAGCTCACGGACGAGTGCAAAGTAACCTTACCGAAACGCATAAAGTGGGACGGTGAGGCGCAAATCCCTGTGAAGCGCGGCGACAGCATCAAGGTGTGGACGGGCTACGGCGAGGACATGGAGCTGGCCTTTGCTGGGTATGTGCGCAGCGTGGGCATTAAAACGCCCATAGTGCTGACCTGCGAGGACGAAATGTTTAAGCTCAAACAAATGGCCTGCACCAAAAAGGCATATAAAAACGTGAACCTGGGAACGCTGCTGAAAGACCAGGGGCTCGAAAATGTTAAGGTGTTCGGTGAGCAGAACCTGGGGCAGTTCCGCGTTACGGACGACACGGTGGCCGCCCTGTTGGGCAGGCTCCAAGACAGTGGCATCCGCAGCTTTTACCGCTATGAGGACGGCACGCCCGTACTTTACTGCGGGGTGCTTTTCGAGCGCGACACACAGCCCAGCCAGGTGTTTGCTACGGGGGTGAACATCATAAGCGACAGCAGCCTCGAGCAGCAGCTGGCTGCAAACATACGCCTGTGCATTAAAGCCGTCAGCATCATGCCCGACAACAAAAAAATAAAAGTGGAGGTGGGCGACAAGGACGGCGAGAAGCGGACGATCCATACGTACAACAAGACGGAAAGCGAGCTAAAGGCATGGGCAGAGCAGGAAATAAAACGCCTAAAGGTGGACGGCCTTACAGGCAGCTTTACCACATTCGGCTACCGTCTGGTCGATAAGCTGGACGCTATCGGCATAAAGATAGACGGCAACAAAATGGGCGTATATCAAGTAAAGAAAAACGTAATAAAGTACGGCACGGGCGGCTATCGTCAGGAAATAACGCTCGGCCTAAGAGTAGCGAAATAATGAGCGGACTAAAACACATAATACGGCAGCTTGCCACCGAGGGAGAAAGTGCCAGCATCATGGTGGGCACTGTGTCCGCTGTGGACACGGAAGCCCGCACGGTGGACGTGGAGCCTATCAACGAGGACGCGCCTGTGCTGGGCGTGAACCTGCAAGCCAA